GAGGCGATCCAGGTCACCGGCGCCGACGGCCGCACCGTGCCGGCGACGCTCGCCGGCTACGACCACGCGTCGGGTTTCGGCCTGCTCAAGCTGGTCGGGCCCGTCACCGGCCGGCCGCTCGCGCTCGGCGATCCGCTCAAGCTTGGCGAGCGCGACCCGGCGATGGTGGTGACCGCCGAGGCGCGCGATGCGCCGAGCCTGGTGTACGTCGTGTCGCGCCGCCCGTATCGCTTCGTCGTGCCGCAGTCGTGGTTTGGGATGTGGGGCGTCTATGAGGATCTGAAGCACGACCCCTACCTGTGCGGGCAGAGCAACAGGACCCACACGCTCGCGTTCTCGGCGCTGGCGCAAGCCTGCTGCATCGGACTGATGTGGCTCGGGCAGTGGTGGGCGATCTTCGCCTGGGTGCTCTGCTACCTGCCCCACCATGCGAACACGCTGTTGGAGAAGTGGCACCACCCGAACATCGGCCACGTCGGGTGGCTGGCGGTGGTGTTCGGCCTGCTCCTCCTCCTCGCAGATCCCACGGTGGCTGCGATTAGTGCGGCTGCTGGGCTGTTGCTGGTGGGCAAGCTGACGTGGGATGCCCGCGGCGCCTGGCAGACGCACACCGTCAAGGAGTTGAAGGACCAATATCAGTGGAACGACAAGCCGTGGTGGCAGGTCATTAAAGGCAACCCAGGCGAGCCGTGGTTTGACAGCGGGCGCTTGGCCTACTGGCGCGATGTGATCAAAATGGTGTGGTGGCCGCGCGGCCCGAAGGCGTGGCTCTTCGGCTTCGGGACCTGCACCTGGTTTGCGAAGACGGTCAGGATGGGGGATGCGCTCCACCCGCATGTGTTCACGTCGGCGCACAACGAATACTTCCACCAGCTGATCGAGCACGGGCTCATCGGCCTCGGCGTGCTGCTCCTCTACATTGGTGACGCCCTGTGGCGCAACTTCCATGGGATGCCGCCGCAGCAGGCGGTATTCCTCGTGGGGCTGACGTGGGCCGGGATCGCCGCGGTCCACTTCCCGGCCACCTTCATGCACGAATATCACCCGCCGAATGAGCAGAAGGAGCATTGGTTCGGCAGCCCGTCGATGAACGTCTGGACATTTATAATAGCGCTGATGGCGGAGGCGAGATGAGGAGAAGAAAAAGAAACTTCTTTCCCCCCATCCCCCGTGGGGGTGATTCCGATTTTATCGGTGGGATCGCATTTTGTCTAGGGCAGTTTGGGGTAGTTCAAGGTAGTTTGTTCCATCAATAATGTTGGAGGTGCCCCATGGGATATGCGAAGCAATATTATCGACTGGATGAAGTCGCAGAGTTGCTATCTGTGAGTGTGCGCACGCTCCAAATCTGGGCGCGCAACGGTAAGGTGGAGTCAATCAAAACGATCGGAGGACACTACCGCATTTCAGGGCAAGCACTCAGGCGTTTTGGAGCAACAGCCAACGCCTGACCGTCATTTTGTGCGCAGAACCTACCTAAACAGACTCAAACCGACCTACCCACTTGTCCCCAAATTCGGTATGACAGTGGCTCAACATGGCGCCGCAAGTGCCACAGTACGAGCCTGCTCAGATCACCGCTGGGGACACAATCCAGTGGACGCGCGAATTTCCCGACTACAAATCTGCTGACGGCTGGGCCCTCTCGTACGCCTTCCGGGGCGAGAAGGGCGACGGCAAACTTGATCTGACTTCGCAGCCGGATCAGATGGGCTATCTCACGACCATCACCGGCGCGCAATCTGGTGCGATGCGCCCAGGCGTCTGGAAATGGGAGGCCTACATCACGCTGGGCAGCCAGCGCACGACTGTTGGCAGAGGCTCCACGACCGTCACGCCGAATCTCGCTGTCATCGATTCCTCCCAGGACCTGCGCACCACCGCCAAAAAGAATTACGACAACGCGATGGAGGCCTTGGCCAACTTCCGCCTTGGCAAGACTGTCTCGTTGAACGGCCGCGTCTACACGCAGCATGACGTCGACGACTTGATCACCTATGTCGATTACTGCACGAATCAATGGAAGTTGGAGGAGGCCGGTCAGACGACCGGCCCCGATCACCCCGCTGGTGATCCGCGCAAGATTTACGTCAGACTGATGCCGCACATCTAGGAGGGGCATGCGCTTTATTCCGGCGCGCAAATGGTTGGCTAAATTATGGCCGAAGGCCTCACCGCCCACGAAGCCAAAGAAGAAAGCCAAGCCGCCGCCGGTCCCGCGGCCCTATCCGCCTGCGGCGATGCGGATGTACGCTGCCGCTAGGACCTCACGCCTCAACGCCACCTGGGGGCAGAGCACCACCTCGGAAGATCACGAGCTGGCAACCAGCCTGGTGAAGATCCGCAACCGCTCCCGCGAATCCTGCCGCGATTCTGCCTACGCGAAGCGCGCCAAAACCATTGTCCAGAGCAACGTCGTCGGCCCTGGGATCGGCATGCAGGCCCGGATTCAAACCACCCGCTACACCTTGAAGAGCACCCTCAACGATGCCATCGAAGCGGCCTGGCTCCGCTGGTGCGATGCGACCCAGTGCCACATCGGCGGGGCACTCCACTTCTGCGAGTTTGAGCGCCAGTGCATGGGGCAGGTCTTTGAGGCGGGCGAAATCTTCATCCGCAAACACTACAAGACGATGGACGGCTCCCGCGTGCCGCTCTGCCTGGAGCTGATCGAGAGCGAGCGCATCGCCGACGACTTCCAAGGCATCCCTGCGATTGGCCAGGACAACAGCCGCCTCGGCATCGAGATTGACGACTACTTCCGCCCGACCGCTTACTGGATCCGCACGATGCACCCCACGGAGATTCGCTTCACGCACCAGCGTGAAATGGCGGTGGAGCGCGTCCCTGCCAGCGACATCTTTCATCTGCGCATCATCGACCGCTGGCCGCAGACGCGTGGCGTGCCGTGGCTCCATGCGACGATGCGCCGCCTCAACGATATGGACGGCTTGGGCGAGTCGGAGATCCTCGCTGCGCGGGCGGCTGCCTGCTACATGGGATTTATTGAAATGCCAAACTCCGACATCCCCTACGGCGAGAAGCAGCCGCAGACGGGGATGATGATGGAGGAGCTGTCGCCGGCGGTGATTCAGCGCTTGAATGCCGGGGAGAAATTCACCTTCGCGGCACCGAACCGCCCGAACGCCCAGCTGGATGCCTTCATGCGCTTGATGCTTAGGGAGGTGGCGGCTGGCGTCGGGGCCTCCTACGAATCCCTCTCGCGCGATTATTCCCAAAGCAACTACAGCAGCAGCCGCCTGGCCTTGCTCGATGACCGTGATCTGTGGCGCATGCTCCAGCGGTGGTTCATCAGATCCTTCCGCGAACCGCTCCATCGGGAGTGGCTCAGCTTTGCCGTGATGAGCGGCGCCATCCCCGGCATCACCGTCGAGGAGTATGCCCTGGATCCTGAGCGCTTTGAGGCGGTGCGATTCAAACCGCGCGGCTGGAACTGGGTGGACCCCACCAAAGAAGTGGCGGCCTACAAAGACGCGATCCGGTGTGGCTTCACGACCGTCAGTCGCGTCATCGAGCAGACCGGCAACGGCGACGATCTTGAGGACATCCTCACCGAGCGTGAAGAAGAACTGGCCTGGATGCACGAGAAGGGCTTGGTGTTCGACACCGATCCCCAGCTGACCCCGTCTGGCAATCCGCAAACATTAGGGGCCACCGAGAATGCCCCAACAGAGGAGGAGCCGGCCAATGGCAACGAAGAAGAAGGCGACGAAGAAGGCGAAGAAGAAGAAGCTGATGCAGCCGTAGCCTACGCGATGGTGAACAGCAACGGCCATCACCACCGCACGTATCGCTATCGTTAAATGGAGGGCCGCGGTATGCCGCAAGAAACCATCAAATGCAAAGAACATTATCGACGCTTCGTGACGATCCCTGAGATGACCCTTGAGCGCGTCGACAGCAAGCCCAGGACGCTGACCTTCTCAGCTAGTTCAGAGGCGCCGTATGAGCGCTGGTTCGGCACTGAAGTCTTGTCGCACGATGTGAAGGCGGTCAGACTGGAGCGTGCGAAATCTGGCGCCATGCCGCTGCTCTTCAACCACAACATGAACGATCCCATCGGGATGATCCAAAAAGCCTGGCTGGAAGATTCGCGCATGATGGTCAAGGCGCAGCTGTTCGATTCGCCGCGGGCCGACGAGATCGTGAAGATGATCGAAGGCGGGCTGCGCAACGTCAGCATCGCCTACCGCATCAACGTGATCGAAGAGCACAAGAAGGATGAGGTGTTTCGCGTCACCGATTGGGAGCCGTTTGAAACGTCCGTCGTGACGGTCCCTGCAGACCCGTCTGTCGGGATTGGTCGCGAATATGAAGTGCGCATGATTCGTGAGGCAGTGATTGATGACAGTCCGCCACCTGCGGCTGAACAACATACGAAGGAGGAAACCATGCCAGAAGAAACCAAACCCGCTGCTGGGGCCGTGGTGGTGGAGTCAAACGGCAACGGCAGACCGCTCAACGTGACCGAGATGGAAGCCAGGCGTGTGAAGTGCATCGAGAACCTGTGCCGCACCCACAAGCTGGATGAAAAATTCCAGGCGATGTTCATCGGCCAAGGGCTGTCGGTGGAAGATGTCACTGAGGAGATCCTCAAGGTGGTGGAGGAGCGCGGCAAGACGAACCCGCAGTCCATCTCCAAGCTGGGCCTCAACAAAAAGGAAACCGATCGGTTCAGCTGGATGCGCGCGATCGCAGCCTGCGCGCAGCAGAACTGGACGCAAGCGCCGTATGAATTGGAGTGCTCGCGCGAAGTGCAGAAGCGCCTCAACAAGCCGCCAGACCCACAGCGCTTCTTCATTCCGTATGAAGTATTGGAGCGCGAGACGGCTGAGACAGACCGCGGACGCAGAGCCCGACGCGATCTGACGGTGGCAGCGCCCACCGGCGGCGGCTATCTCGTCGAGACCACGAATCAAGGGTTCATCGACATGCTGCGCAACCGCGCAGTGGCCTTCGCGATGGGGGCCAGGCGCCTGGGCGGCATGGTCGGCAACGTCGCGATCCCGAGGCAGAGCGCCGCCGCGACGGCGTACTGGCTGGCGACGGAAGCCACTGCGGCGACTGAGAGCCAACAGACCTTTGAGCAAGTGCTCTTGCAGCCCAACACCGTGGCGGCCTACACGGAGATCAGCCGCCAGCTGATGCTCCAGAGCAATCCGGGGGCCGAGGAGATCGTCACCAACGATCTGGCCACCGTGACCGCGCTGGCACTTGACAAGGCGGTGATTCACGGGGCAGGCGGCGCGGAGCCGCAGGGCATCATCGGCACAGCGGGCATCGGCTCAGTCGCCGGCGGCACCTTGGATTATGCGAAGGTGCTGGAATTCCAAACCGACGTGGCGGCCACCAACATGCCGCGGCCTGATGCCGGCGGCTACGCCACCACGCCAGCGTTGGCAGCTAAGGCATTGGCGACGGCGCGCTTCACATCCACAGACACGCCATTGTGGACCGGCAACGTGTGGACTGGCGCGATGGTCGGCTTTCCCGCCATCGTGTCGAATCAAGTCAACACCGGCTACATGCTCTTCGGCGATTGGGCACAAGTCATCGTCGCGGAGTGGGGCGTGCTGGAAGTCGAGGTGAATCCGTACGCCAACTTCCAGGCGGGGATCATCGGCATCCGCGCGATGTACAGCTGCGATGTGGCGCTTCGGCTGCCGCAGGCCTTCTCGGTTGGCAGCGGCTTGAGCTGACGTCATGTTGACGATGAAGAACACTGGATTGGTCCAGGGTGTTCCGCTTGAGGAGGACCCCACGATGGTGCGCATCAAAGCATTGCGCGGCTTCTTTGATCAGCAGGGCCAGGCCCGGAATGCTGGCGAGGAGCTGACCGTCAAGAAGGGGTTTGCCAAATTCCTGGTCGAGACGAACAAGGCTGTCCTCCTGCCAGGCGTTGAGGTGGTGTCGGTCGAATCGATGCCGACACCGCCTCCGCAACAGGTCGAAGCGCAGCCAGCCCAGCCGCAGGAGCTGTCGGCGGCAGCAGCAGAGGCGGAGGAGCAGCCGGACAGACCCAGGCGCAGGCGCACCTAGTGGGGAGCTATGTCCCAGGCACTCGAAATCCTCAAGGCCCTCGGCGGCGAGCCCGTGCGGTATACGCCGAAGCTGGGTGCCGCCAAAACCATCACGGCCCTGGTCGATCCCATGCGCCGTGTGGACAACCTGGGCAACCAAACTTTTCTCACCAAAACCTACGAAGTGTGGATCAGCAAGTCGCCTGACGAAGGGATGCCAGTCGTGACGGTCAATGTGGACACGATTGCCCTTCGCTTAAATGGTGAGTGCGATCCTGTGGAGACGGCGTTGAAGATCACGAAGATTTATCCTGAGCGCGACCATGGCGTGCCGGGTGACGGCATCGGCATGTGGCACTTAGAGGCGGTGGCCTGATGGGATTGCAACCGGTGGTCAGCTGGGCGTTCAGCCCTGACAGTGATGTGGCGGGCTATCGGATTTACTACCGCACCGGAGCCCAAGCGTATGACGTCACCAGGATGATCGACATTCCAGTGCCCTGCAGAAATTGGTACCGGCTGACCTCGCAGGTGGTGCCGTGGGTGACGAATTTCGTGAGGATGACGGCCTACGACACGTCCAACAATGAAAGTGCGCAAAGCAATGAATCCAGCCTGCTGGTCCAAGGAGGCTTGTTGCTCAAATGAAACCGCTGCCGGTCTTGACCCCCATCACTCGATTCTGGATTGGCGTGGCCGTGCTGGTGCTGATCCTTGCGGCGCTGTTCGTGTACCGCTCGGCCTCCGGGGCGCTCTCCGCCACGGTGAGTTGGAACCCCAACCCCGCGCCGGATCTGGCGGGCTACAAAGTGTACCGGAGCCTCACGAGTTGCGCGGCCTTCGCCAACACCGGGGCGCTGAAGACGGTGGGCAAAACGGTGACCAGTTACACCGATGCCACGATCCCCGATGGCACCGCCAAGGTGGCCTATAAGATCAGCGCGTTTGACACCTCTGGCAATGAATCCGCCGGTTCGAACTGTGTCGAAAAAACTTTCCTGACCACGATTCCGCCCACGGATGACCACACGGAAATTATTGCCGAGATCAATGCGCTGAAAGCCCGCGTGGACCTCCTCGAAGCCAGCGTGTCCTTGCTGGTGCAGCAACGGGACAGAATGAAAAAAGGCTTGTGCGCCCTGGTCGGGAAACCGGCGCAGCAGGCGGATGTGATGACTGAAAAAGATGCGCTAGGAGGATGTTGAGATGCCCAAATCATTTCCAACGGCTGAAGGGTATGGAGCCAACAGCGTCGGTGGGCGCGGAGGCGCGGTCTACGAGGTCACCAAACTCACGGATGATGGCAGCGTCGGGACGTTTCGCTATGGGGTCGAGCGGCCCGGCCCTCGCAACATCGTGTTTCGCGTGGACGGGACGATCCCGCTGACCAACAACATCACCATCAAGGAGCCCTACATCACCATTGCGGGGCAGACGGCCCCAGGCATGGGCATCCAACTCAAGAACTACAACCTGCGCATCAGCACCCACGATGTGATCATCCGGTTCATCCGTATCCGCCCTGGCGTCGACGCGATCAGCCCGTCGACTGGCCGGGACACCAATGCCTTGCTGACCTATGGGCCATACTATGTCTGCACCGGCAATGTGTCCGCGGGGTCGCGCATCGTCTCCTCTATCGCCCAAGGCACCGGCAATTTCCGCGTCGGGATGCAGTTCCACTACAGCCCGTTTTTCCCGTTAGGGACCACCATCACGTCCGTTGACTCCAGCTCCCAGATCACGGTCAACAATCCATCGAGCGGGACCGGTTCGCAAATCTCCTCCATGCGAGTGTTTGATGTGGCCTACAACATCATGCTCGATCACTGCGATGCGCAATGGTCCTCTGATCAGAACATGGATGTAGGCGAGAACGCCTGGAATGTGACCCAGCAATGGTGCATTGCCGCGGAGGGGCTGAACATCGGCCACAGCATCGCCACCGACAGCAACGGCAATATCCAAAAGGCCCCATGGCTCTCGCACAGCTGCGGCGGGATCGCAGGCCATGAACCCTATTACGGCACGATGAAAACCGTGACCTGCCATCATTGTGTGTGGACCCAGAGCGGGTCACGGCAACCATTGGCCACGCCCTGGTCTTACGGGGGCAGCACCGGCGTGCCCGATGCGACTGGCCCCATGATGCGCTACGACTTCCGCAACAATATCATTCACAACTGGTCGAGCGATGGCGGCCCCAGCGTGTTCACCGTCCCGTTCTATACGCAATTCGAGCGGGATCGCTATAAGGCGGCTCTCGGCTGGCCGAACACGGCAGGGTTCGAGGTCAACATTGTCGGCTGCTACTGGAGCGAGCGGTTTGATCGTTTCAACAACTCCGATGGTTGTGGCTGGGTCTCAGAATGCGTGAAGCTGTATATGGCCGACAATACCTATCGAGCGGCGGATCCGCTGCCGATCCTTGGCCCCATGGACGGGTTCGGGGTGCCGAGCGGGCGGGGGTTCATCAACCGCGCTGACAACGGGGCCAGCGGCAGCACCCTCTGGGCGAAGTGGCCCAATTATGACGCCACGCCCTTCAGAGCCTTGACCCCCTACAGCATTCCCGCCTATGCCGCCGTCACGACCACTCCTGGGTCGCAAGTCCTCGCCACGGTGCTGGCCACCGTCGGTCCTTCGCGGGTGTTTCGCAACGGCGCCTTTGTGAGCATCCGCGATGCCGTGGACACGCGCCTGGTGACCGAGATCCAGAACCGTGCGGGGAGCGTCGGCGGCAGCGCCTCCTACAGCGGCACCCCGCCCAATGGGACATTCATCGGGCCGGTGTATCCAACATTGACGGCAGGGGTGGCGCCAACCGATACGGACCATGATGGCATCCCCGATGCTTGGGCGACCGCTCACGGCCTCAGTCCCACCGGCAACCCCGGACCGCAGCTAGCGGCTGACGGTTCAGGTTATACGAACCTGGAGCAGTACATCAACGAACTGGCAGGAGACGGCGCGGCTCCACCGAGTGGCGGGGGTGACGTAACGCCTCCGGCGCCGCCGACAGGAGTGACCATCTCATGAGCCGCAGACCCGGCCATCAGGGGCGCTATGTCGGACCGATAGGCGATCTGCATGTGCAATCGTATATGGGATTGAAACAAGGCGAGCGGATCCCGCTGCACAAGCACGATGTCCATCATGTGTCGTACCTTGGCGCCGGGGCGATGCGCCTGACGGTGGCAGGGAAGGCGCTGGAGATTGAGGCGCCCAATTTTATTCTGGTCGACAAAGACCATGAGCATGAACTGGAAGCCCTGGAGGACGGGACCGATTGGCTGTGTCTCTTTCCATTCGATGGCACCTCCTCCGGTGACACGATGCGCAGCAGCCTGGGGGCGAACGTGATTGATCCACTGAGGGAGACTTAGATGCCTGCCGCCACCTATGTGTTCAATGAGCGCAATGACTTACCGGTCAATGCGAACAACACCAGCTTCACCGATGTGCCGGGCAGCACGATCAGCGGCTTGACCGCGGGCAAAACCTATTGGATCCACATCACGGCGCGGTTTGGGACAGCGAGCGGGCTCATGACCCTCCGCGCACTCCACGGCTCCACCGTCTTTGATGAGTCGTTGCAGGACTTTCAGCCTGGCGTGGCGGACGTCTGGGGCACCTATAAATGGTTCACCCAATGGACGGCGGTGGGTGGTGAAGATATAAAGCTGCAATACAACAACGCCGGCGGCATCACCAGCAAGGTGGACTTCCTGGGCGCCCTGGTGCTGAAACTGTCGGATGATTTTGTTGATGGAACGGATTACAAATTCAACGAAGTCGGCACCGATAGCAGCCTCTCGACCACGCCGCTCAATGGCGCGACCATCACCATCACTCCGGCCACGGCGGGGGACAATTGGTTGGTGTTCAGCTATGCGCAGATCCTGCAAACCAATCAGACGAATTATGGCCAGTCCCGGTTGCTCCGCTCAGGGGAAGCCTCCTCCAGCACCCCAGGGTCCTCCATCCTGAATTGCGCGAACGTCAGCCTGAATCAAGCGCATTGCCTGTGTCGGGCGTTTAATCTGGGAGCGGCCAGCAACACCTTCACCGAGCAATCCTCGCAGGATGCCAACACGACCTATACCCGGAAGCACAGTGCCGTCTTTGCCCTGCGGCTGAACCGGTTCAAATGGTCCGCAGTGGCCTACGTGGACGGGGCGATCAACATTGCCGCGCAACCGCCCAACTATGGAACGCAAATTGGCACTATGGACATCACGCCCGCGCAGAACACGACGATGATCATGGGCGGGAGTTTCATCAATGATGCGGCGCATTATGGCCCGCGATTCATCTGGCGGACCCAAAGCTATGTGGTCGGGCAATCGGAGGCGGATCAACCGCCAGGCCAAACCACCGGGTTGTACGCCTACAAAGAGAATGCCTCAGGCAATAATTATGACGTGCCGGAAATGTGGCTCACGGCGATGGCGATGACCGGCGGCAGCACCTATCGCACCGACATCGACATCAGCACGAATCTGACGACCAATACCCCCCAAGCCAAGCAGCGCAACCTCTGGGCGTTTTCAGTGGAATTGGAAGGAGGCGCAGCGCCGCCTGACACCTTCAGCAAGGTGATTATTCGAGCCGCACCCTAACGCAAGAACATAACGAGGAGGAGCCATCATGTTCACTACGTCCTTTCGAGACACCTGCCTGGGTCAGCTGGGCGGATTCATTGGGCTCATCAAAGGCATCACCGACTGGCGGGCAGGGACCATCACAGAAGCCGCCTACACCGGCTATGGCACACGGCCCGCGTGGACCAAATCTGCAGCGGAAGCCACCAGCCCAGCTGGCGGGCGCCAGGTCAAGAACACCGCGGCGGTGACCTTTCCGCAGAACACCGGCGCCAATGAAGATCAAATCGGCTTTGGCGTGTTCTCCGCAGCCACGGCAGGCGTGCTTCATGCCATCGGATTGTTGGACACAGACGTGCCGCTGTTTGGAGTGGGCAACGTCGATGACACGATTGACAGCTATGCGCACGGCCTGGTCGCAGATCAGCGGGTGTATGTCATGGCGGCGCCAGGGGCGATCATGCCCACTGGCCTCTCAGAGAACACCGCCTACTTCGTCCGGGCCACCGGCCTGACGGCGGACGTGTTCACGCTGTCGACGTCCTCAGGAGGAGCGGCGGTGAATATCACGGTGGGAGGGGCAGCCCTGTTTGCGCCCTACAAAGTCGTGACCGTGGCCACGAACGCCACCCCGGAGTTTGCGATCAACGCCTTGCTAGTGCAGATCTAACCATCCTGATTCAGGGGCCGTCACACGGCGGTCCCTGAATGAAACAGAGTTAGATGTGGCCGCAATCAACCTCTACCTCAATGATGCCCGGATCGACAATTGGCAGCAACTCACGGAGTCTGTCGTCACCGCGGCCACCACGGCAGGCTGGATTGTTTCGACCGGAACCACGAACCGCTCCAAGTGGGCCTCCGGGGTTGGAGCCACGGCGGAGCGGGCTGCCTCTACTTTCGATGCCACGACCTACCCCAACGGCACCCTAGACACCTCACTGTTCGATTGCTGGCGGTCGCAGAACACCTACAACGGAAGTTTTGCCAGCGCCAATTGGGTAGTGACGGGCGCCATGCGGTCCGTGACCAATGCGGGCGGGACCGGCGTGCTGCATGTCCGCCTGTTCAAGGGGCCGAACGCGAACGGCAGCGGGGCCACGCAGATCACCAGCGCCATTCAGTCCAGCGCCACCTCTGGCGCCATCAATACGTCCACGGACGTGGCCGTGACGGTGACGTTCAACCCCGGCGCATTCGTCCTCAACAACGAATATCTCTTCATCCAAGTGGCCTGGGGCCGGGTGGGAGCGGGCAGCAACACCACGTCTGACGTCCACTTCCGCACCGGATCCGCAGCGGGCACCGGGACCAGGATTGCCACCGCCGATTTTCAGCCCAAAGCCTTGATGAGCGGGGCGAGCAAACCGGGCGGGCGCCGGGGCGTGTCGCTCAGTTTGGACATGGTCAACTATGCCAGCCCCATGCGGGCGGTGGGCCTCCTCAGCTGCGCGGTCCTGGCCTCATTCTTGCCCTTGAGCGGCGTGAGCCGGTCGACCGGATCCGCGCCAGGATCTGCCCTCACGTTTCCTGCGCCACCAGCAACGATGGTGCCTGCTCCAGCGCGGGCCACCGGGCGGGCGGATGCGTCCAGTCTTGATGTGGTCAGTTATGCCACGCCCAGTCGGGCGGAGGGACGGGCCACCGCAGCTCTCACGATATTCGGCACCCAGGATTTGGGCGGGAGCCTGAGCACTGCCTCAGGGCGCCAGCCTGGAGCACTCCTCACTAGTAAGTTGAATGGGCTCCCAACGCCTGCGCGGGTCGCTGGACGCCTGACTGCTTCATTAAACAGCAAGCTGCCTCTCAGCGGACGCACCCTGGAGACAGCTCGGCTCACAGCACCGATGACGTTTGGCTCAGGCTCCATTGCCCTACAAGCCCAGAGCCGGTCCATTGGAAGGGTCCTGCCCAGTGTCGTCACGACCAGGCACGTGGCTGCGCCCAGTCGAGACGTGGCTTTGGCAACAGCTGGGCTGAATGTCCGATTGGCCGTGACGCCAGCCCCGGTGCGGAGCACCGCCAGAAGTCTCCCGGCACTGTTGAAAGCACCGTGGAGCGCAGCGCCCAGCCTCAACATCAGCGTGGCCAAAGGGTTGCTCGGGCTCAAGTTTGACCTTGGCGGCGGGCGGATCCTTGGCACCGGGGCCTTGCGCACCGAACTCACGTTCCAAGGCAACATCCTCTTTGATCTGGCGAACAAATCCTCCAGCGGCGTCAAGTCCAACGTGTCGGTGATCAGCTGGAATCACACCTGCACAGGCTTTGGCCCGCAGCGGTGCTTGGCCGTGTTCGTCACGTTCAAAACCGTCACGACCCAATTCCTGCCCACCGGCGTGACGTATGGCGGCCAGGCGCTGACCCCTGTCGGCAATTGCGCGACCTCGAATGCCAACCCGACTTTCCTGGGCTGCCAGATCTGGTTCATGCTGAATCCGCCTGCTGGGACGGCTCTGGTCACTATTACCTTCAACGGCGCGATTGCATCCGGGCATGCGGGCGGATTACAGATCAACGGCGTGCACGTCACCGCCCCATTCACGCCGCCGACCTATGGCAACTTCAATGGCCCTGCGGCGGGAGTGGGGGTGCCCACACAGCCGGGTCAGTATGCCCTGGACGTCCTCAGTGCCAACCTCTCACCTGCCCTCACTGTGGGACCAGGGCAAACGGTCCTCTGGAACATCGGCGCTGCTGGGGTCCAGAGTGGCGCGATGAGTTTCGAAGCGGCAACCGGAGGAACGACCATGATGAGCTGGGCATTGTCGACCGGGCAGCTGTCGGTCCAGTTTGGCACGGCGGTCAATCCCTCCTACCTCAACACGCCGCAGCTGACGGGGCGGGATCCGATGAGCCCGCGGGCGCTAAGTGTGTCGTTCACCAACTATCACTATGCCGGACCGATGCGGGCCTCCGGTCGCGCCAGCGGGCGCTTGTATATCCGCTATGATGCGAGCGTCGTGATGGCGCATCCACGCCTTGGCGCGGCGCTCCGCTTTGCGGGCGGACCGACCACCACGATGACGCCTGGCCCCAGTCGGTCCGCCATGCGCGTCATCACCGTGGGCAGCCTCGACATCATCTATTACAGCACGCCGATCCGATTGTCTGGCCGGCTCCCTGGCGCCGTGATCCAACGCGTGTTCCACACCGCGCCGATGCTGGCGTCCGGTCGCGCAAGGACCGTCACGACCTTGGGGATGGCCAGTCAATATGCGCCCTCTGCTGCCAGGCATTTTGCTCCCCGTGTGATGGGCAAGGCAGAAACGCTCCACGCGGTGGGGCCGCTCAAAGGCGGAGCATGCCGCGTCACCGGCTCGCTGTCGTTTGCAGGCGGGCCGAAAGTCATCATTGCAAACGCCTGGCTGCGATCCAGCCCGCGCGCACAAGGGCAACTCCAATTCAGCGGCGGGCCGCGCGTGTCAATCCAGGGCATCGTGCGCCTCAGCAGCCGGTCGTCAAGTCTGCCCGTCCAAGGGCTGTACTATGCGACCCCCAGTCGGGATCCAGCCCGCGCGATCGGCAGCATCCATCTCCGCCACGACGTGGCCGCCACCATCGGATCTGGGCGGGCCTCCGGGCAACCCTTCTTCAATGCGGTCCTCAAGATTGGCCTCCAAGGGCGAGTGCGTGCGCCGGGACGTTTGGCAGGACCGTTCGGCACCAGGCAACAATTGGTGGGCTATGTCCTGGCGACTGGGCAGAGCCGGGGTCTGCTGCTTCAGCGGCCACCGCTCTCTGGCGTGAGTCGAGACATCGGCGCAGTCCAGTGCGCGCCGATGGGATTCAGCCCGCCGAATTTTATCCAGATTCAAGGCGGCATCCTGCGGGCGGCACCACGAGCGCGCGGCGCCACCGTGCGAACCTATGCGGCGGCCTCTCCTCTCATAGGGACCGGTGTGGCCAGAGGCAGCCTTGCTCAGCAGCAGGGCCTCATCGGACGGAGTGTGTCCACAGGGCAGGCAAGTGGCATCCTTGCCAACGCGCCACCTACTGTCCAAGACCTTGAGGGCCTGAGCCACAACCCAGCACGTGTCGTCGGGACCTTGCCATCAACGTTTTATGCGGCCTCATCCATTCAAGGTTCAGGCCTGGTCCTGAGCGCGATCCTCTCAGGCAAGGTGGTGTTGGTGAGCGTCAGCCGGAGCCATCCCCATACCCAGGCGGTGCTGGCCTTCACCGGCGGTGTGCTCCTGCCCGTCCAGGGCCGGATCCTAGCGACAGTCCGGGTCAGAGGGGATCTGCACGCCGTCTATCCACCCTCACCCATCCTGGCGACCGCGTGGGCTGCCGGCGCGCTGGGTACGCGGAAATCCCTCACAAGTGTGAGCCGGGAGCAGGCGCGGCTGACGGGCACCTTCCCTGATCCGTATAGGGCAGTCAGCCTTGCGAGTGGCGGGCATGCGGTCGGGATCTTTGCGAGTGCGTTGCCAGTCTCAGCTGGCGGGAGCGTCGGGCAGGGGCGCCTGTGTGGCGACCTGACGACAGGCGGGCTCACGCCAGAATGGATCTTCATGGCCAAGTGCCGGCACTACATCTTCACCGCAGCAGGGCACGTCGTCATCATTCGCGCGCGGGCGCGGCAGTATGTCTTTCGAGCGTGAGGGGCCACATGGAAAAATTTGAAAAGCAGCCCGCCGAAGCCCACGTCATCGCCATTGAATGGCAGGGGCGCCTGCCGCCTGGCGCCGACCTCTTCAGCTGCAACGTCTATGCGACCAGGTATCCCGACATGGTGGTGGACAATTCGGTGATCAGCAACACGCTGGCGAGTATCAGCGGCACGCAGACGTTGATTCAAGTGAAGGACGGGCAGCACGGCTTGGATTATCGCATCACCTTTGATGCCTACTTGTCCAACAGCGACCACCTCCAAGAGGATGTGCTCATGAAGGTGCGGGAACTATGATGAACATCAGCGCGAGCATCGTCAACATGCCCGACTTCTTGCGGGGCGTGAGCGAGGCCGACAAGAAGTCACTTCAGTTCATGCGCCGGGAGTTGGGCCGCGGCTTGAAGCGCCTGCGCAAGAAGTTCATCACCGAGCAGTTGAAAGGCCCGCCGGGGATTCGCGCCTCGGGGCGACTCTCCAAAGGCAGGAACGTGTTCACCTTCGTGAAGGGCGACACCCACGCAGATCTGTCTGGCCACATCGGGATCAGCAGCCTGCTCCACGTCCACGAGAAGGGCGCGACCATTAGACCGCGCGCGAGCGCAGGGATGCTCTACCTCAAGCGCCGGGGCAGAGGCTCCCCGAAGGGCGGCGTGATCTTTGCCGTGGTGCCTCAGGTGGTGATCCCGAAGCGGCTTCACTTCCAGACGCTGGTGAATCAAGAGGCACCGCAGATCCTTGTCAGGGTGGCCCATGCCGGGCAGAAGGGCGTCGAGGTGGCGATGAGCAACGCCTTGAAGAGGACGGTGAAGAAGATATGAGCGACTCGCTCCAAGAGCAGATCATCAAGGCGATCGCCGCCGCGCTGGCAACGATCCCCAACATCAAATCTGTCCAGCGGCATCAGGCCAGCGGGATGGATCTGGGCACGATGCCGACGATCCTGGTGCGCGAAGGTGACTGCGCAGCCGAGCTGACGAAGTCGAGCCACGAGCGCATTCGCCGCCTCTTGGAAGTGCTCATCGTCGTGGCCACCGGGATCGACGAGGAGTCAGACGCCCGGAGCGGCGGGGAGGTCCTCAACGGCTTCATCGCCGAGATCGAGCAGGTCATCGGCGCCGATGAGACCTGGGGCAAGCTGGCGCTCATGACCAGCGTGCCCGAGTACATTCGATTGGATGTGGACGCCGAGACGCCCCACCTCTCGCGCGGGGTGCGGATCGAAGTGACCTATGAGCACGCGCGAGGCAATCCGTGGACGTAACTCAACAAGGAGGAGAATCATGTCAAGCCAAGCAATTCCTGCCTATGGAACGTTGTTGAAGAGGAGTGGGGCCACGGCGGGAACAACGCCATCCTACACGACCCTCGGTGAGGTGAAGAACATCAGCGGGCCGTCCACAGAGGTGAGCACCATCGATGTGACGACCCACAGCTCGGCAGCATCGGGCAACTATCGCGAGTTCATCCCGAGCCTCATTGATCCAGGCACGATCGATGTGGACATGAACTGGGTGCCTGACGACACGACGCACGCCGCGCTGTGGGCGGATCTCCAGGCCCGCACGAAGCGCGACTATCAGATCGTGTGCCCCGCCAACCCGAACAACGCCAAGGTGGCCTCGATCGCCTTTCAGGCGTATGTGACTGGGCTGCCAAAGGAGTTTCCGACTGACGACGTGATGAGCAGCAAGATGACACTCAGGATCACTGGCGCCCTGGCAATCACTGTGGCACCATAACATCAAGGAGGAGCAGAGCACCCATGGAAGGCAACGGCAAATCGCCACTGACGCGCGACCAGATCCTCGCCGCGATGGACGCCACGATCGAAGCGGTCGACGTCCCCGAGTGGGGCGGCGTCGTCCACGTGCGGAACATGACCGGCAGGCAGCGGGACCAGTTCGAGCGGTCCCGCTACAAGATGATCGGCGACAAGGTCGAGATCGTCTACGACAACACGCGGGCGGCACTGCTGGCGGTGTCGCTCTGCGATGCGAACGGCACCCTCCTCTTCACCAAGGAGGACATCGAGGCATTAGGTGAAAAGAATGGCGCGGCGTTGGATCGGCTGTTTGACGTGGCCCAGCGCCTGAGCGGCTTGCGGTCGCAGGAGTTGGAGGACAAAATAAAAAACTTGAAGCGCGTCCCGAGCGTCGATTCTGGCACGAACTAGCATTGGCGCTTGGCGGACGCACCATCGGTGAATGGCAAGAGGTGATGAGCAACGATGAGTTCGTGGACTGGATGGCGTTTTATCAGCTGCAACCCTTTGGGCCCTGGCGCACTGACACGCAGGCGGCGATCATTGCGTCGACGATTGCGAACGTCAACGCCAAGAAGGGTCAGTCGTTTTCTATTGACGACTTCCGGCTCAAATTCAAGCCCAGGTTTCAGACGCGCAGGCGCACGAGCATCTCAAGTGAGCAGGTCCTGTCCTTCTTTCAAGGCCTGGCCAACAAGCAGAAGGGACCGGTGTAGATGGCGGACATAGGCACCCTCGTCGTCAAGATTGCCGCTGACGCCAGCGAGCTGTCCAAGGAGCTGCAGAAGATCGGCGAGGGCGGCACTCGCGCCGCGAGCGCCATGAAGAACGCCGGCAAGATCATGGCGGCCGCCTTCGTCGCGGCGGGAACGGCGATCGTCTACATGACGATTCAGGCTGGCAAGGCCGCTGAGGAGCTGGAGCAGCTGAGCCAGATCACCGGCATCAGCACCGACACGCTCCAGGGCTACGAAGTGGCGATGAATCGCGTCGGCCTGTCCGGCCAGGACATGACGCAGATGATGAAGGCCCTCTCCAAGAATCTGGAGGAGGCCCAGAGCGGCACCGGCGAGGCGGCAGATCGGTTCCGGCAGCTGGGCATCGACATCAGGAAGGTGACTGACACCGACGATCTGATTCGCAAGGTGATGAATTCGGTGTCCCAGTTTGCCGACGGCACCGAGAAGGCCGCCATCGTGAGCAGCCTGCTCGGCAAGGCGGGGTTGGCCTGGATCCCCGCCATGAAAGATGGCGCGAAAGCTCTGGATGAGGCCGCTGAAAAAGCCAAGAAGATGGGGCAGCTGTCCGCCGATCAGATCGCGGCCCTGACCGCGATGGATGATGCCTTGGATGATCTGTCGATGGCCTGGAAGTTTTTTGCTGGCAACCTAGGCGCCCTGGTCGCTCCGGCGATCCAATGGGTCACGGAGCTGTTCGTCAACATGCTGTCGTGGGCGTCGCAGGCCCTCAAAGAACTGCGGGAGTTTTTGGGGATGGCTGGCAGTGAGGCGCCGAAGGTGTCAAAGCCCAAGGCGCCACCACTTGTCGACAGCGGCAAGATGAATGCCGCGCGCCAGTCGGCGCTTGACGCCCGCTTCAAACTCAACGAGCAATCGTTTGCTGACGCGAAGGCCCTCGGCGATGCGGAGCTGGCCTACAACGCAGCGCTCCAGGACCAGCGCAAGGCCCTCTATCAGAAAACAGAGCTGGAGATCGCCAAGGAGCGCGCTGACATCGTGCGGGCCTCCACGGACAATGTGGTCAGCAATCTCGAACTGGAGATCGAGAACTACAAACTGTATGCCGAGGAGAAGAAGGCTGCCTATGGCAGCGACGCCAAGAGCATCGAAGCGCGGGACAAGTTTGCGGCTGAATCGGCGCTCAAGCTTGCGCAGCTGGAAACCCAGTTGAGTGTGGCGCGCGTCCAAGGCGAGACGCAGCGGTTGCAAGCTGGGACCGCGGTGTTCGTGGCCACCAAAGGCGAGGAGATGGCGGCCCTAGATGATGAGATCGAGCGCTATGCCGCCCTCGAAGAAATTCAGCAGCAGACCTATGAGCAAGAGATTCTGTTCTCTGGTGCCGCTGAGGCGCGCCGGCGGGTGCGGATCGGCGCGATTGAAGCGGAGGCAGAGAAACTGCGCAAAATTGCCAACGATCAAATCAGAGATGCCGAAAAGCTGGCGCAGGTTCTCGAGAACATCGACAACCGGGAGCGCGCACGAAAGATGGCGGCCGCCAACGAATTCCCCACGTTCTGGGAGAAGCAGCTCAATGATCTGCAGGCCAGCAACGTGTTTTCGATGGGCCAGATGGTCAGCACATGGTCGAGCAGCATCGCCACGATGATCGTGAAAGGCGGCGACCTCAAGGCCGCGTGGGAGTCGACGCAGATCGCCATCATTCAAGGCTTCATCAACATGGGCGTGTCTGCTGTGGCGACCGCAGTCAAGACGTTGATCGTCAATGAAGTCACCGCCACTGGGGTGGCTGGCGTCTGGGCGAGTGCGGCCGGCTTCGTCGTGGGCGTCTGGGGCACAGTGACAACCGCCATGGCGACGATGTTCACGACGCTCGTCACGATTGTTGTTGCCGTTGGCGAGGCCATCATGGGAGTGCTCTCAGCGATCGGCACAGCCCTCGGGTTCACCGGCGTCGGCGCCATCTGGGCAGGCGCCATCCTCTCTGGGGTCGTGCTGATTGGCGCGGCCCTTGTGGCATTGAAGGCGGTGAAGTTTGCGAAGGGCGGGATCGTCACTGGCCCGACGCTGGGCATGCTGGGTGAAGCCGGACCTGAGGCCGTCATTCCGTTGGGCAAGGGCAACCCGTTTGGCGACAGAGAGGATCGGCCCATCATCACCAAAGTCTATGTCGATGGCAAGCAGATCGCCAGAGCGACCACGAGGCATCAGATGTCAGCCTGGCGCTGGGAAGGAGCAGGTGCCTGATGCCGCGTTTCCTCAGTCCCCGAGTCTATGAGACCACCTCCACGACCGGCACCGGCACCGTCCAATTGGCTGGCGCGCTCGGCAGCACCTACCGCACGTTTCTGTCGGCGTTTGGGAACGGCGGCAGGTGTTACTATTTCATCTACGCCAACCCCACGTCCTACGAGTATGGCCTAGGCACGATCAATTCGAGCAACCAATTGTCTAGGGATCTGGTGATCGACGGCAGCGGTGGGTCGATGGTCCTGGTCAACTTTGCCGCCGGGATCAAGACCGTCATCAATGCGATCCCGCCGGAAGCCTGCCTGAACAACGGCACGCAACAGTTTGGCAATGGCGACACCACGCCAGACGTGCGCTTGGGAAACGTCTGGATTGCCGCCAATACGGGCAGCACCTCCATCACGTTCTTTGACGGCGGCATCGACGGCCAACAGATCACTGTCCATTTCACCAACAGCAACACGACCATCGTCCACGGCGCCAGCCTGCGCCTCTCCGGGGGCAGCAACTTTGTCGGGACGGCCAACGACATGATGCGCTTGGTCCGCGTGGCGGGGGCGTGGTATGAGGCGGGCCGCTCGGTGAATGCATGAGCGGGAACCGGTTTTGCCTCCTGTCCTTCCAGGTGGAGGAGCAGAGCCTCACGGAAGGCCACGCGATCATCTCGCTGGGCGGGATCGTCAGCGGCGATTGCCTGCGCTTCCGTGATCAGTATGCCGATGGGGCCTGGTGTTACTACGCCATCAAGTGGGGACCCTATTGGGAGTACGGCTTGGGCCAACTGAGCTACGGATCCCCGGATGCGCTGACGCGGTATCTGGTGTTGGATTCCAGCGCAGGCGGCCAGAAGTTGTATCTGGGGCCAGGCCGGAAGTTGATTCATCAAGCCCTGGTCCCGATGGGGGCAAACGCCAACGGGGTCGACACGTTTGCGGATGGGGACGTGACGCCATCGGTCCGCTCAGGCACCGTCTTCATCTGCAACAACACGAACGCGACACTCATCACCGATTTTGATGATTGGGTGTTTGGCCACGAGATCGTGATTCTGTTCATGAACGGCCAAACCACGCTGGTTCACGGCACGCCCATCCGGCATCCGGGCGGGAGCAACATCACGCCCACCCAGAATGATGTGGTGACGTATGTGCGCGCGCCCTATGTCGGCGCGGTCTGGCAGCTGGTCTCCTGGAGTCAAAACGCCTAATGCCTATCGGATTCAATCCAGTCGGTGAGCTGCCGGTCCTCGACGCCAACGATGAGCTCGCGGAGCCGTCGCCGCCCGTCAACACCTATTGGATCACCATCGACCGGATCGTGAATCAGAGCGACGTGGTGCCCAGCGTCCAAGTGGGATCGCTGTCCTGCGATATGGTCCTGAACGGCAAGAGCACGATGAACTGCACGCTGCTGAACCCCACCTACGTCCCCCAAGCAGGGCAGGTGATCAAGTTTGTCGACCGCGCCAAGTTGATCTTCGCAGGCAAGATCCAGAGCGTGGATTTGACCGCTCCCCAGGATGAGGCCGTCAAGAGTTACCAGCTGGACTGCGTCGGCTGGGAAGGCGACATGGAGCGGCGCCTCGTCACATCGAATTACGCTAACGCGAGCGCCGGCAACTTCATCAGGGCCGGGATCGTGGATGCCAGCCTCGATGACGAAGGCTTCACCCAAGGCGTCATCGATGAGGGGCCGACGATTCTGTTGGCGGATGCCGATCACGTGCGCGCGTCTGAATATCTCAGGGACATTGCGAGTGCGGGCGGTGGGGCTCTGGAAGTCGGGTCGGACAAAAGCATCTCCTTCCGGCGCCTGGATCTTCGGCCCGCCCCATTCCCCTTGATCAACGCGGAGCCGGAGGAGGTCAGAGTCACGGAGGACAAAGACAACTATTGCAACAAGGTCACCATTAAAATCACCGGGACCGGTAGTACCACCACCTCGATCGTCCGCCAAGATCCCATCGAAATCGCCGCCCGCCAAGCCATCGAAGGCGGCACTGGGATCTATGAGGTGTACGAGAAGATCGTCCATCCCACGTCCAACGTGGTGGAGGACCTGGCGCGGTTTGGGATCACCTATGCCTTCTTGTTGATGGCCGCGCGCGGTCGCGTCGCCAAGAACGTCTCTGCGAAGCTCAGGCGGCCGCTGCTTGACGT